TCATTTGAGTTCTCAGCAGCTAATAAAAACTTCTGATAGTGCTTTAAAGGTATTTCACTTAATTTAGTTGGTATTACTAATTCTAATTTCATGCTTATTATTTAAACGTTTATTCTGGTTTTTTGTAGTTCATGGCAATATTGTAAGCTTCATTTAACATTATTAAATGCTTTCTCATGCTCATCAAGTCATCAAATACTATTCTAACTTTAATTCCTTTACGAATGTATATGTAGTTCTCAACTACTGCAATCATTCTCGGTGTGTCGTCTGTCATTAACGTATATTATATGTTCCATAATTGCGTTTCATTCCGAGTGTTTCCATTTCGTGGTATCTCCAAGCGTCTATTGCGTGGTTATTGCTATCGATAGGCTTGTTTAACCTTGCTCCTGATTTATCTACATCCCAGCAATAGGCACGAAGTTCTTTGATTAAATTAGTGCTTTGTGATGTTATTAAGTATTCGTGTTGTTGTATTACATCAATTCCGTAGTTAATTGAATCCTTGCCCTTTGTAACTCCTTTCATAGTTATTCCGTATCTTCTTATTTCGTCAATGCTTTTAGGTTCTGAGCTATCAGCGTAAATAGGTACGTGTTTTGGTAGTATTTTAGCTATGTCGCTGTTTAACATTCCTGTACGATATACAAGTTCATTAAGTATTCGTGTTCCGTTATGGTTGTAAATTTCTATTGCAGAAGTAGGGTCGTTTGTATATCCAAAGTCTAAACCTATTCCTATTAGCTTTGCTTCAGGTGGTATTCTATCAATTTGTTTCCAGTTACTAAATATAACCCCTTCAAGCATTCCTATTTCACCAAGTCCATAAACACGCCACCAATTCGCCCAATAGCTGCTTGTTTCTGCTTTTAAGCGATTCTTTTCTATTTGCTGAACTATTGATTGATCAAGTGCTTCGTTATCCTTGTACGTTAAAATAATAAACTCGGATTCGGGTTCGTCTTTTAGTTCCTTATGTACCCAAAATTCATTCGCTGGGTTGAAGTCTAAAAATATTTCTTTTTTAGTCCGTATAGAAAGTTCATTGTAACTTTCAAAGGAAACATTATTACATTCGTTAATATAAAGAATGTCACGCCGAGCACCACGTAGCTTAGAACTATCATCCGCACTAAAAAATTCAAAAACACTCCCATTTTTAAAGTTATAAGTTAATAAAGATTTGTTTAATTGTGAATCAAAATATCGGTTTGTCCATTTCAGAATTTTAAGAAAGTCTTTTAATGCTCCCCTACGTAAATGAGGTATAGATTCAGCTACAATACTTATTTCTAAATTAGGTGTCTTTATTGCTTTGTCAATTAATACAGCTAAAATAGAATACGTTTTCGAAGCCGAAGTTCCACCCTGAATTATTTTAATTCGTTTTTTTAAAGCAAGTACTTTATTCGTTGCTGTCGTTCTCTGAAACATCAGGAAATAAAGGTTGTTCTATTATTGTTTGTTCTACTTGTTGAAGTGGCGCACCATAACCTGAATCCATTAATGCTTTGTAAGCTGAAACGTCTCCGTCCCTTGCTTTTTTAATAAGTGCCAAAGTCATTAAATCTTCCTGAGACATAGTTTCATTTTCACCCGTTAAAGGGTTCTTTAAGTTTTGATTAACTTCTAACCATTGTCTTGCTATGGTGCTTCTATTCCTTGCTCCTTTAGGTCTTCCGTTTGGGTTTCCGCTTTCGCCTTTTTCAAACTTTTTAAGGTTATCTAATTTGTTCGCCATTATCTTTGTTATTTCACTGTTTATTTAAACTCCTTTAATCGGAACATTTACTTTTTTTGCGTTTAGTAAATCAGTCATTTTTCTTGGTGGTATTCTATATTGAATTATTTTTTTACCCCACTTTAACATTATCTGTTTACAATATTCTATTTCTTTTTCTTTACTTCTATAACTTACAATACCACCTTTATTATCTCCGTGTTCACATAAATAATGAAACTTGTTTAATCGTAACATTTTTTTGTATTTATGTAATTGTTGTAATGCCATATCGTAATCGTCTTTTGTTCCTACCCTGCTATCAAATTTTAATTCGTGTTTTAAATGAGCTTGGAAAGGACCTAAAACAACATTTGTTAAATTAAAAGGTAAAAATTCTTTGTATATTCTATTATCTTCGTTTTGAGATAATCCCCACATTTTACATTCTAACTCTTCGCATAATAAAAAATTATGTTTAAAAAAATTAATTAATTCGTGTTTGTCTAATTCTTTATTTTTATGTTCTCCGTCATTTTCGCCTTTTCTATTTTCATAATAATTTATGCTTTTAACATCATCATCAATCATTATTAAAGGAAATTCTATATTGTTTAAAATCCAATTGCGTTTTTTTACTATGTCTCCGTCTTCGCTATCAGGCAAAGTAATAACTCTGTCTTTTCCAACTGCTTCAATATATTCTTTTTCTTGACTTTCAGGAACGCAATATTTAGCCATAAAGAAATAATCTTTTCCTTTTAAATCTTGGCTGCGTTTATAAGATGGAATTATAATATTCATATAAAATTTTTACCATTTAAAACTCTTCCAATACCTATTTTTTGACTTCCTAAAGAACTTTCTTTACTTTTTACTTTATTTAATCCATACACTTCTTGAGCAACTTCCCAATCCATAGCATTATCAAAATATAAAACAATGTAATTATGTTCTAAAAGTAATTCTTCGCTAAATTCAATTTCTCCTATATCTGGAATGTCTTTTGTTTCTTTAATTACATCTAAATCAATCGGTAAATCTAAACCCCAATTATCTAAACTTTCTACGTCCCATTCATTTGCTAAACTATCCCAGTCCCATTCTCCAAAACCTACATTATCTTTAATTAAAAATTCGTTTTTTTGTTCCTCCGTCCATTCGTCTGCTATTATAATTGGTATTTCTTTTAATCCTATCTCTTTACACGCTTTTAATCGCATATTACCACCCAATACAATGTATTTATTATCTACGTCAGTAAAAACAATTAGAGGACGTTTATTTAACATATCAGGAAATTCTTGGATAGACTTAACTAACTTGTTAAACTTTATGTCTTTTATAATTCTGGGGTTCTTTGGGTTTGGTTTAACCTCATTTATGTTTACTAACTTCATTTAATTAGGGTTATAATAATAATTATTGTATTCGTCTTTTGTTACGGGGTGAACTTCCATGTCGTAAAGTCTGTAATCAATAAAAACAGCGTAATTTATTTCCGTTACTTTCATAATTAATCTAAGCGCGTTCCATTCTTTTTTATGCTTTGAAGGGTTCATAAATACAATGTAGTAATCGCTTGTTAAAAATAAACTACTCACTTTGAGTTTCGTCTTTATATTCGTTAAATACTTTTTTTAAATCGTTTACTCGTTCTATAACGCAACTTGGACAGCTTGTTAGTTCGTTTCTAACCTGAAATATCCTTGAATGAATATCAAATAAAACTTTCTGTTCGCTTGGTTTTACTACTTCTGAACTTTTACCAAACCATTCTTTTAGCCATTCGTGTTCCTGTTCGGTTAAACATAAAGGTGTTTTGTATCTAAACATTTTATTTAAAGCTGCTTTTCGCTGATCACAACCGCAATCTTCTCCTAATATCCATTTAGCTACTTTTGCTATTCCTGTAACTTCTAAAACCTTTTCTATTGTATCTCCTAAGCCTTTGCTTTGTTCTGCTAATATCTCAGCTTTTGTTCGTCTTTTCCTTGCCATAGTTTCTATATTAATTCGTAATCTTTATTAACGTAATCTAAATAATCTTCTTTAACGTTTTCGTTTATTCGTTCCTTGCAGTGTTTTAACGTGGTAAATATACTTCGAAGACTTATTTTAGTTTCTCCAGCTATTTCTCTCATGGATAAATCACTGTCTTTGTATAGCTTAAATAGCAATCTGTCGTAATGATGCCACGTTTCCATTTCTCTTTGTACGTTTTGCATTAAACTACCAAACGCTTCATGTTGTTCTAATTCGTCTATCTGTTGCAAGGTAAGTATTTCGCTAATATCTACTTTTATTACTTTGCTTTTTTGCCTATAAAAGTCCACGAATAACGAACGTAAAGTTAAAAAAACATAGTATCTATTCACTTGACCGTTTACTATTACTGCAGTCTCTTTATTTTTGTTTAGAAAACGAATATACATTTCCTGAACTAAGTCTTCTGCGTAAAAATATTCTCCGAAACCTTTAACCGTCTTTACGTATTCTTTGTGGTGTTTAGCAACTTGCTCAATCCAGCTCATAAATAAATTTCCAAAGTATAGTTAAAAAAGAAAATGCCTAAGACTCCACTTCTTTTATAAGCGATGCCAAAGGCAATTCCATTAGTTCTTTTTAGTTTCACTCAGCTAAGTTATACAATTTTCTTTTATAGTTTAAAAGCCTACCTAAAGCAATTGAACAAATATCTAATTTATAAACGTATTTAACAGCAAGTTCATGCAATAAACCTTTTTTAAGCTGAATTATAAAATCTGAGTGCATTCTCATTCTAACTTGCATTCCTTGAATCATGTCGTTAACAGCTTCAATCTTTTCTTTTAATTCGTCTTTGTCTAATTCATAACCTTTTCCGTCACATGACATACAAGTAAAATTAGCTTCTTTTTGTTCGTAAGGAATATGCGTATCATTTAAATCAATAGTTACATACCCGTTTCCGTAACACTCTGAGCAATTAATAAATAAATTTTTCATAATATAAAGTTAAATTGTTTATGCAAATATACTAAAAAGAATAACACTACAAATAAAAAAGCGGAATTTTTTACGTTCCGCCTTAAATTTACTTTTTTAAGAACGATCCAAGCCTTTCAATAGTTCGTGAACTTATATTTGTTTTATAGTTTAGGAACTTGAACAATATAGGTTGGTTAATCTTAACTAACTTAGAAAACGCATTTAAACTTAGTTCGTGTTTCGTTAAGTAATCAATTATCATTTTCCTCGTAACCTGGTTTATATTGCTTAAAATTTGCGCTTCTCTCATTTTCCGTTTAAAAAGTCATCAAAATCTTTATTACCATAGCTCGGTTTTTCACTTTGTGTTTGTTCCATTGGCTTAAAGTCATTTACAAAGATTTTAAAATCAGGTTGTTTTTCTTCTTTTTTGTAGTTATTAACCCACATTGAATATTTAACATCGTTAATCGTAAAGTTTATTACTTCGCCTTTTTGCGTTTGCTTTTTCCACGCTCCGGTACTCCATTTTTTTTCTTCCATTTTATTTATATATTTCAGTTACTAACTCGGTTATTTTTTCTGCGTCTTTACGAACTTTTGCTTGTCGTTCATCACTAAACGGCGAATGCCATCTTTCATCTGAAACCGAATCAAAGTTTAAATAGGTAATAATCGCCTGAATTAATTGTTCTTTTGTTTCCATTTTAATTATATTTTATTGGGTTTATACTTTGAAGCCACATTTTTAAGACTTCAATTTTACTTTTTGTGCTTGTTTTACTCATTTTTGTTGTTGTTTTTCTTTTAGTCTTTCTTCAAATGTTTTATAAACTTTTGATTCGACTTCTTGACCTTTTTTGGTTTCTAAGATTTTTTGTATAAAAACATTTCCTATTGCTTTTAAGATTATATTATATATAAACAATCCTATAACTACATTTATTATTACTTCTAAATTCATCTTTTCTCAGCATATAAACGTGTAAACCTTTCTTGACTGCAACAAAACTCTGTGATCGTGTTTCTGTCGTTTTGTCTAAGCGTTTCATACCACATCATATTTCTTTTCATGTCTTTAATTTGTACAATTTGGTCAGGCCTTGTCGTATTGTAATACTTACCCATGATTTTTAATTCTTTTGTTTCCATTTTACTTTTTTTTTAAAGGTTAATTAATAATTCGTTGTAATATTCTCTACATTCTTCTATTCGTTGTTTAATCTTTTCAATTACTTCTTCGTCTTTTGCTATTTTAAACACTTTTAAACGCTTTTCTTTTGGTATATGGTCAAAGTTATGTTTAGATTGTACAAAATCCCTTAAATCTAAACTTTCATCAATTAGGTTTTGTTTCCAATGTTCTCGCCTAACTTCGTCTTCAACTATCTGAAATGGTGTGTTAATTAGGCAATAGCAAAGTAGTGATTCATTTTTTCCTGTTAGCCACATATAACCTTGTAATTGATAGTAATAATCTTTGTTTGGTATTTCAGTTTCAAACCATGGAAAAGTTGTTGCGTCCCAGCTTGATTTAACATCTAAAAGAATTTCTTTTGTATTTACATCAGGTTTACCAGTTATCCATTCGTTTGTTATTCTTTCATCGTTTTTAAAAATACCTTTTAAACCTAAAACATTTTCAACAAGTTTAATTGATTCGGGTTCAACTTCGTTCCCTTTATCCGTGTACCTACTCCAAAACTCTTTTCGTATTCCGTATTTTTCTTCGATTACAAGTTCCTGAATGTAGGTTTTGCAAGTCTTAGATAAAATTTCACCTTTTGTTTTAGATGAGGTCATTATTTTTCCTATTTGTGAGCAACGTATTTTCATATCAGTAATAATGCTTTTTGTTGCACTTCATTTAATTCAAACTTTGATTGTAGTTCTTCAATAGTAAATTCGTTTGCTCTTATTGCTTCAATAGCTTTTACAAATCGTTCACCTTGTATTGTTGGTTTTTTTTCCGTCTTTACGGGTTCTTCTTTTTTGTTGTCTTTTGAGTCAGGGTCTGATTCAGTTTCATCAATTAAAAACAAACCATTCAAGGCATATTTACGTGCGTAGCTCGAAGCCGTTCCTGTACATTGTTCGCTTGACATTCCTTTATGTTCACTAAGCTCTGCCCATCCGTAAATTTCCACTATATCCGTTCCGTCTTTTAAAGTTGCCGTTGCTCTTAAAAATAGCTTACTACCTACTTCGATAATCGTATCGGACAAAACTAAAGTAGATTCGTGTTTTAGTAAAATAGGTTTTACCGATTCTAAAATTTGTTCAGCACTTCGGTATTTAAACCCTCCGAACTTATTTAAACTTCCCTTTGGACATTTTAATTCCGCCTGAATTTCTAATAACTTTTTCATAAATTTTAATTGTTTGACAAAGATAACTATTCTTTTTAATATAACAATGGATAATAAAATAATTTATAAAAATTTTCTTAACCCCGCAGCACATCGTCCTATGCTGTTTGCTCGTTCGTAAAGGCTTTGTATTTGGTTTTGTATAGTTTCCTTACAATCGGTAGTAAAGTACCCGTGTGACGTAGCTATTAAAGGGATGATTCCATTTGTACGAATATAGTTAACCATTTTACGTAATCGCGGACCATTCATTTTAATTTTATAACCTTTCGTTTTTAAGTATTCGTTTAATCGGGTTACAATTAATTCAGCTTTTATCGGGTTCGCCTTTTTGTAGTTTCGGAATCCGTGAACTACTACGGGTAGTATTTCCATTTCTTCGCTTGTGAGTTCGTGTGTGAACTCTTCAAAATTAGTTAAGCTCATTGTTTAATAAGTTAAATGAATTAAACCATAAACGTTTTTACAAATCTGTTTCTTTGCTTGTTTTGAGCGTTCCGTGTTTTGCGCTATCATTTCTTCAATTAACTTTTGTTCTTCAATAATAGCTTGTTTAACTGCTTCTACTGCATCAATTCCTGTTAACATTAAATTGATTGCTCTTTCTTCGATTGATTTTGTTATCATAATTTTTAGTTTTAATTGTTTGACAAAGATAACTATTCTTTTTAATATAGCTCTATTTCTTTTATCTTTTTTTTATAAATAACCATTAATTCTTTTAATTCGTCAATATTCCATTTTTTAACAACGTGTGCTTTTGCCTGTAATTCAATTAGTTTTTCAGCTCCGATTCGTTTTTCTATTTCAATTTGGTAGTTCAAAAGGTTTCCGCTTAAAAAAGTATTGCAGTGTTCACATTGTAGGTGTACGTTATCCTCATCAAACCTTACGTTTGAATGACCACCACTTGAAAAATAATGCCCAGCGTTTTGTTTTTTTGGTGGTTTTTGGCAGCTTATACATAGTTCGTGTTTATCTCGCGATCGAATGTATTTATTAAATATCTGTTGTGTTAATTTAAGATAATCACTCAAAGTCATTAAATCCAGCTTCGCTTTTGCTTTCGTCTTTTGCCAAGTTTTCTCTTTTACATCAGCTACAAAAACACGTATACATTCATCGTTTAAGCAATATTTCTGAAGGAACTTAATAGGCTCAAACTTCTCTTTGCAGTTTTTACAGCGTGGCATCTTTAAAATTTAATTGCGATTGTAAATCTTTATTTTTAAACTTTTCTTCCATGAGTAACTTTTCAAGTCTGAAACTTTGTTGAATTGCTGCCCTAAATTCCTTTTCCATATTTGCATAAACTAAACTTATTTCCTGTAAATCTACTAAGGTGCGTTCCATTGAATGTATTATATCAGTTCTATTCGGGTGGTTCGTCTTTATTTCCTCTAAGCTAATTTTAACTTTTAAGAAAGTAGTTTGTATAGATACTTTTGCGCTAATAATATTTAATTCGTCCATAATTAAAAAGGTGTTTTTTGATTCATTTTTTCTGAAAACGAGCGTATTTCTTTTCCGTTTACTATATCGGGTTCAATCAAAGGTAGTTGTTTAGCTGGAAAACTATTTGAAACTTTTGGTCTGAATTTAGCTAATGGGTCAACTCCAT